CTGTTCTCACAGTACCTAATCCAAGCCATTCAATATCCATCCATAAAATTTGAGCCTTTGTAATATCGAGAGTGAGCCCAGATGGTCCTGAACCATCCAAGCGATCTACATTCCATTGTGATTGCGAGATACGGCTCTCCACAAGTGAACCTGTTGTAATACTACGCTCAACCATGGATAGTGTACTACCGTCTAGTTCTAAGTAGATTCCATTATCAACACCAAAATAACCGACACGTTGTCTCAGATTTGTTTTAGCTTGGTTGAATGTAAATGTATTTAAAACTTGTAAGCTCTTACCAGGTTGATAAGAGAATACCTTTGTAGTTTCACGATAGACTTTAGAACCGCTTAGGGCATCAACCTTTAACTCTATAAGACCTTGTGTTTGAACAAATTGTGAGGAGGCAGAGGTTGTTGTAGTTCCACCTGTAAGTGTTGACCAAAGGTTGTTATCTGCATATCTATGCGATGAGTCGAAAAGAGTTAAGGGGCTCGATGTTCTTGTTCTACCGAACGCATCACTAGCCATATTGAAATTACCCGTATAGTCGGTAGCAGTATCATCGATATTTTTTACCAATACCGCATATTTTGGATATTCAATTATTCGAACAGGACCAAAAGATGGATCTGTTATTGCCGATGTTGCTGGAAATCTAGCATCATTTACGATTTCAACAAATTTTCCGCTTTCGGTATTTGCAGCATTTGTCCACACTTTGGTATTGATTGGCATATTTATATTTAATCATCTAATGAAATTAATATAATATTGACTTCTGCATTTTATGATTTACAATTTTTCTATGTATAGAAATTGTGTTTACAACAACCGCGAGAAAAAGGTATTTCTCTGGACGTGGAACGATAGAGGTGAGAGAGTAAAGGAGGAATGGGATTTCAAACCATACATCCTCTTGGAAGATAAGAACGGTGATGAAAAATCTATTTACGGTACTAAACTAAAAAAGAAAGAATTTGATTCTGGATATGATAGAAATCAATTCATAAAGGATAGCAACATCAAACGAATTTATGAGAATCTACCACCCTATCAGCAATATCTGATTGATAACTACTGGTCGATTTGCGAAAACGATGAGTTTTCACAATATCCATTAAAAGTCGCTTATTTAGATTTGGAAAACCCGAAAGCGGATGGTTTCCCAGACCCCGAATTAGCAGATTCTGTCATTAATTTGATTACTTGTTATGATTCATTCAGCAAAATCTATCATGTATTTGGTTTGAAAAATTTCCATACGACGAGAGATGATGTGAAATATTATTGGTGTAAATCCGAACACGATTTGTTAAAATCTTTTATCAAATTCTTCAGAAAAGAAGAGTTCGATGTCATCACATCATGGAACGGTGCAGCATATGATATACCTACATTGGTGAACCGTATCACATTTGAATTGGGTAAAGAATGGGCTGACAAATTATCACCAATTGGTAGGATTTATGAAAAGACAAATCCTACAGGTAAATTTGGTATGCCTACAAAAGAATATGTCATCGAGGGTATTTCGTCGTTGGACTACTATGTAATATATCAGAAATTTAATCTGGAAAAACAAGAGTCGTATAAACTCGATCATATCGGAGAGGTAGAACTCGGCATTAACAAAATCCAACACGAAGGTAATTTGTGGGAACTTTCCAAAAACGATTGGTATACTTACACCAACTACAACATACGAGACGTTGAAATTTTGGTGAAACTGGAAGAGAAAAAGGGTTACATTTCACTATTACGTTTCCTCGCATACACAGGATTGTGTGATTTAGAAAATGCTATCAAGACCGTCCCTCCTATGAATGGAGCTATCGCCATACGTGCGCGTATGCGCGGGGAGTATATTCCTACTTTCATACGTCCAGTCACTGACTACAAAGCACCAGGTGGATACGTAGCAGAACCACGTATTGGATTTGCTGAAGATATTGTATCATTCGATGCTAATTCACTATACCCATCTGTAATGATATCTTTGAATTTATCACCAGAGACTAAAATAGGTAGGGTTGAAAAAATTAATGATGTTATCAAAATTCATCATGTATCAGGTCGAATTTTTGAGATGTCTTCGGATAATTTTAAGAAATATATCGCCGAAGAAAAAGCATCATTAACAAAAGCTGGTTTCTTATTCTCACAGAAAAAAGTTGGATTGGTTCCCGAATTCTTGGATAACCTTTACACCAAACGTAAAGAAATGAAGGGTAAAATGTTGGATTGTCGAAAAAAAGGCGATAAAGAGGGCGAACAAAAATTCGATACCATTCAGTATGCCTATAAAATTCACCTTAATTCTTTATATGGTTACATGTTAAACAAATATGCTCCCATGGGTGATGAAGACATAGGAACATCTGTTACTCTGACTGGTCAAGCTGTAATCAAAAAGAGCAATGAGTTATTTTTGGAATACATGACTCAAAAGCTGGACACCACTGTTGATATTGAAAAATCATTGATTTATAATGATACTGATGCTCTTTATGTATCATTGAGCATGTTGAAAGCTAAAGGTTTGGTGTTGAAAGATGGTGATAAGGTATCGACAGAATTTTACAAGGAGTGTCAGGATATTGAAAATCATATCAATAGCGGTATTAACAAATGGGCTATCAAGAGTTTGAGAAGTAATGACCCTAGATTTGTATTCAAACGTGAATCCATTTGTGATCGTGGTATCTTCATTGGTAAGAAATATTACGTCCTACACACCCTTGACGAAGAAGGTGTTGTTACTGATAAATTCAAATATAAAGGCGTTGATGTTGTTAAAACTACTATGCCTAAAAAGGTCAAACCATATGTCAAGAAAGTCATCGAGCATATGATTCTGTCAAAATCATTGAAAGAAACCAACGATATTTTCAATGAAGCATACGAAGCATTTAAAAATTTATCAATTGAGGAAATATCCAAAATATCTGGTATGAATAACTATGCCGAATATTCTGCGAGATGTAATGGTATGACAACCTGTAAAGGTATGCCATCTCATTTGAAAGCGGCATACTATCACGATTTAATTTTAGACCAAGTTGGATTGGCATCGAAATATGATAAATTTAAAACTGGTGATAAGGTTCGAATTGTGTATGTCAAAAAGCCCAATCGTTATGATATTGATATGATAGGATTTAAAGACCGATGGATATCAGAATATGATAATATTTTTAAGGTGGATTATGAAAAGATGTTTGGTAAAATATTCTATGCCGCCATCGAAAGATTTTATAATGCTGTAGGGTGGACATTGCGAAAACCTACTGAAAACTTAGTAGCGGAAATCGAAGATATTTTCGGAGAATGATAAAACCGTGATAAATAGTTGTATGGAATTTACAAATTTATTTGAAAAACTTATGACAAAACTTACGGATACTATGTTCCCTACTTTTGTTAAAAAAAGAGCAGATGGTGCTAAAAAAATAGAAGATGCTGCTAGAAGCAAAGGGATGTATGCTATCCTTACTGCATACCATTTTGCGGGTAAAGTCAAACCTTATGCTGATGCTTTAAAGAAAGCTGCAAAAGAAGATAAAGAATCTCACTTTAAAGCCAAGTATGAGGAAGCTTATGACAAACTTAAAGATTTAGATTCTCTTTCACAAAAAGATTTTCAAATGATTACGGGAACTTTGGAAGCATATGGTGAAGTTTACATTCAAGCAAATAAACCAAAAGATTATTCAAAATAAATAAAAAAAAAATATTTGAGATAAATATATATATGACAAACAACGATATTAAACTTTTGGCAGAAGCTTATGCGCTGATTAATGAGATTTCCAGTGATCGAGTGAGATCCGCTCTGCGTAATACCCCATCATCTGGACATAAATACGATGATGAGCGTAGACTATCCGCATCCCGTAAAGCAACTTTGAAAGATTTGACGGATTCTAATCTTCCTGTTATTTGGGGTAGGGGTAAAAATCCCAATAGACAAAAACAAGCTTTTAAAGTTAAGTTGGAGAAAAACGGTTTTAAAGGATTCCATTCTTTTCTGTGGAGACCAGACTCGTATGGATTAACGATGAGTGCATATCTTATACCCGCAAATGGTGAATATGATCCAAATAATACGACAATGTTAGGAATGACTACTGAAGGGCGGCTATATACAGATAATTTTCCAAGCTTATATTTGGTTGATCGTTCAGATGCGAATAAATTTTTACAACAAATTCGAAACTACATGTCTTTTGCTTCTACCTCTGATGATCAATCATTGACGAGAAATATTGAAAACGCAAAACCTTTCATAGACTCTTTGAGACCGCAGCAACTCAATATTAATACTCCAGATGATGAAGAATTGCTACAACAAATAAGAATTCTTAAAAATAATTGAGTTCGAAAAAATAATCGTACAATTACTCTTCAAATACGAGTGAAAAAATAAAATTTTAGACGATTTAGTCGAATAAAATTCTTGCATTTTGTTATAAACACACTAAATACTCTTGTTAGGCACAACACCCTAACATTACACAAACACAATGAATACAAACAAAAATGCATACGAGATAAGGCTCGATATATTGAGCATCGCACATGGTGATTTAATGACAGTTTTCCACGAGAAACTGCATAATACCAAAAAGAGAATGGTCGGCGACCAAGACGATTGCTGGGTGGAAGGTAAAATTGATGAGAAGATTATCAGTGATTTACTTCCAACTTCAGAAGCTATTATTAAACGCGCTAAAGAATTATACGCATTTGTAGAGAATGCATAAAGATTGTTGATAGGTCGCTCCTATCTGATCTGGAATACGCAGGAGAAAGTCCAGTGAGAATGATGATAAACCCTGCACAATTTTTATGATTTTGCAATTAAATCCCACCATACCTATGGATACCCCTAAAGGTAAAGGGTATGCCCATTTTCTTATAGATTATTCACAAGAACATGATTTATTTTGGGTTGTTTTCATAAATGACACAAAAGAATGCTGGACTTTTAAAAATTCTGTGATAAAAATAGAGAACAACGCGACATTGACAAATAATTATGACGATACAAGACGCATATAATAAAGGTTTGAACGATGCGGAAAATAATGTTATTAATAACTTTATCAATATTTTAAATGATAAAGAATTTGATATTGCTTTCCCTAATCCTAAATTGGAAATCGTTCGAAAAGTAATTAAGGAGAGATCCGATTATTACTTTAAGATGGCTGAAGGATCTCATGGCATAGCCAGAGGTTTTCAGAAAAAAATAGAAACCCACAAATTAGAGCTTGAAAAAGCCAAATAATATACTAAATTGAGATATAACAAATATGAAAAGTACATACGTAGCATTAATTGATCAGGTTGGACGGAATATCATCGGCACACTTGTTTCGCAAACGGAAACAAGCATTACCCTATATAATCCAGTAATTCTTTACACCCAACCGACACAGAACAAACAACTCCAAGTTCAGAGTTTTCCAGTATTCTTTTTTGAATTCATTTCGAAAGAGCATCGCGATCAAAACAATTGGACTTATCCTAAATCCTCTGTGGTGATTAGTGATGTGGTGCTGGATGATAACATTATCAAACAATACCTCGCTATTAATACCCCATCAATACCTGAGCCCGAAAAAAGTAAAATCGTAAGTATCGAAGATCTATAATATGGATAAAGAAATTGCATCAATTTTGGACAGCTTAAATGATGTTGTCCCATATTCAGCCTACCTTTCAGAATCAACCCTTTCATCGGTAGATGATTGGATTGATACTGGAAGCATGGTGCTCAATGCTCTTATTTCTGGTTCATTATATGGTGGTGTTCCGAAAGGTCGGATTACACAATTTGCAGGTCCTTCTCAGAGTTTTAAATCTGGTATTGTTCTCAATATCTTAGCAAATGCTCAGAAGAAAGGTATGATTCCAGTGATTTTCGATACCGAAGGTGCGATTGATCCCGAATCTGCTGCGAAATTTGGTCTCGATATTACTAAAGTAAAATATGTTGGTTGTGAATCAGTTGAACAAACTCGAAACGCAATTTACAAATTTCTCAAAAATGTTCGAGATAAGAAACAATTCGGTAAGTTCATTATTGCAATTGATTCCTTGGCAAATTTGAATTCTGAAATGGAATTGACTCGCATGGACAAAGATTCTATGTCTGCTGATATGGGAACATTTGCCAAGTCTGTAAAGAGTCTATTGAAGACATGCACCAATATGTCTACTTTGACTAAAACTCCTATCATTATCACAAATCATGTTTATGATGATCCTAGTGCAATGTATCCATCTTTAGAGAAGAATATGCCAGGCGGTAAAGCGGCGGTTTATCTTCCTTCTGTGACGGTTCAATTAGCTCGTAAACTTGTCAAAGATGGTGAATTGAAACAGGTCAATGATAAGCTTTCAGCATCCCAGAAAAACTATTCTGGTGTTGTCATTAGAATGCTTACTGTTAAAAACAGATTTGTTAAACAATATCTGGAAGGTGAAATGTATTTGTCTTTCAGTAATGGTCTGAACAAATACTATGGTCTAGTTGATATTATGAAAGGTATGGGAATTATTTCCAATTCTGGTTCATCATATTCGGATTGGGAAGGTAATAAACTTGGATACCTCAAGTCATGGTCTAAAGACACTGAGTTGTGGGAAAATAAATTACTCCCTGAGCTTGAAAAACGTATCAAAATACATTGGGCATATGGTTCATCTCCTGACGAAGACGATTTGACTTCTCTGGAAGATGACGATGGTGAAGAATAAATGAAAATCCGCGAAGGAATACATTTGTTTCATGGTGATTGCTTGGAAGTTCTAAAAAAGCTTCCAAGCAATTCTATTGATTTGATTTTGGCAGATCCCCCATACGAACAAAATATTCGTCTTAAATGGGATAAAATGATCGACTTCGAAACTCTTTGGGTCGAGCTTGGTAGAATAGCCAAAGACAAAAGCCCAATAGTTTTAATGGGTAATCAACCATTCACTACCGATCTTATAAATTCAAAAAGAGATTGGTTTAGATACGAATGGGTATGGGATAAACATATACCTCGTGGCATGCATCAAGCTAAATTTCAACCGATGCGAAAACATGAAAACATTATAGTGTTTTCTAAAAATTATCCTACCAATTATTATCCTATAATGGAGGAGCGTGATAAACCTATCAAAAGAAAGAATTATAATAAAAATTCTAAAGGTATTGATGGGCATTACAAAGAAGATCAAACCGATAAATGGTTTGAATATACTCACAAGAACCCGAATACTATTATAACAGGTTGTTGGGAAAAAAATAAAGGTAAAGTCCATCCTACACAAAAACCCGTGTCATTGATGGAATATCTAATCAAAACTTATACAAAAGAAAATGATTTGGTATTAGATTTTTGTTTTGGGTCTAACTCATGTGGGGTAGCTGCTTTGAATACCAATAGAAAATATATTGGTATCGAAAGAGACAAAGATTATTTCGAGCAGGGTAAAACCCGAATGGTTAATCATTTATCATCAACCAATGATGATAATTCTTCGGCTTCTTAAATCCACGCTCTTTAAATTCTCCGACAGTATTGGAGAATCTATCTTTTTTGACTTGTTCAGTGAAATAATCCATCACCGAACTCTCGTTCAAACCTTTTTGTTTGAGAGCAGAAATTCTTTCGCTGAGTCTGTCCATTTCATCCAAATCTGGATCATCTGACATCATTATTTCCGATAGTCTATATTCTAATTCGGAAATAGACTCGGATGGTTCATCTTCGTCAGCGATGTCTTCTTCTGTGTCTATCACATCATCTTCAACATCTGCCATATCATCTTCGGTATCGAAGTCATCATCTTCTGTTGGTTCTTCAGCAACTGAAGATGCTTCTTTTTTGAGGTCTTTTATTTCTTTTTCGATTCTTTCGATTTCATCGAAATCTGTATCATCATCCAATAACAAATCTTGTAGACGATATTCTAGCTCATCAATTTTTGCTTGAGTTTCTGCGCTAATACCAGCTTTTGCCACAGGTTTGGTGGTTTTTCGAGTGGATGAATCCGACTTATTAGCTTCTTTTGATTTTCTCATTTGCTCTCTAATAGTCTTTTCTTTTTTCCATATTTTATACCAATTATCAAAAGTTTTTATTTTTTCTGGTGTATCCAATACTTTTTTCACGGTAGCCGTGTCAAATTCTTCGTATTTATCGAAATCGGAATCCGATACTGTGTTGAATTCAGGTTGTTTGGCTAATTTCAACATATATTTACCAAGCATCTCTATTTCATTGGAATCATAAGAACTCAACATTTCCATGAAATCTTTTTTAGTAATCGAATCGTCTTCGATAAAATTGGAAAATTCGCTCAATAGTTCATCCGTAATCATTTTATGTGTCGCGATTGCCTTATCAGTATCATTATTTGCCTTACCACTTCTTCTAATTTTAAAGAAATAATCTACAACATTTCTCAATCCTTCAAGCGGAAAATTATCGGTTGAAGTTTTTGTTTCAGTTGTTTTATTTTTAATACCATCCTTTTGTATTTTTTTTATTTTACTGATTAACGGTGATGCAGCAGCATAAATTCTATCTTTATCAAATCTGTTTATACCAAAAATTTCCTGAACACGTTTATCAGCAGCTATTGCAAAAGCAGATGTTTTAGGAACTCGTCTACCATAACTTATTGAAGGGGATTCTGTTTCTGCTTTCTCGGCATTTGCTACATCTTTATTCACCCGAACACGTTCTCTCAAATCATTTATATCTAGAAAATCTATACCATCTTCGCTTAAAAAGCCTCTTGGGTTATCTTTGATATATTTTTCATCTTCGGGTGATAGACTTGTTCTGTTTTTCAAGAACAATTGTGTGCGTTTCTTAGCCAATTCTCTATCATTTAAATTTTCTTGCTTCTTAGATTTGTCAAGCATGTATTCAATTTCATCTGGGGAATCGACATCATCTGGTATTGTGTCTAAAATAGTATTACCAGTTTTACGTTTTTTTGCTGCCGATGGAGCATCCAAATACTCAATGATATTATTGGTATTGAGTAATTGTTTTTTAATATCTTGTGATAATATCTTTTTGATATTATCTTTAACTACGGTAAAAAGACCATATTCTGCTTGTTTTTGAGAAGATGGGGAATTAGATCCTGTGCTCGATAACCAATTTAAAAATTCGTCAGTATAAATCCTAGTTCCTTTTACTTTTTTGACAACAGTTGGTATATAATCCCAAATATATTTTTGATCGTAATCCAATATATCCAATAAAGTGGTAAGCAGGTAATCAATCGTCTTTGCTCTCAAATGTCCTGGTGAACTAACCTTGCCTTCAGTTCTGATTATGTCCTTTACAGCATTGTAAATTTCATCATTAAAATCTTGTAATTTTAATTTACTCCAGACATTCGCCCTATCTTCATTGATAAGTTGAACGCGCTCGGTTAAATAATCCAGATCATAAATTCTCATATTCTTATTTAACGGATTTATAACATTTTCAGTTAAATAAATTAGTATGATTTCGTTCGCAAAACATTACTTGATCAAAGAAGCTTTTGATACTGTAACAGAATTTTTATTGAATCCTGAACACACGGATAAAGAGTATGATGAACTAGTCGCGGAGTTTGAAGCTTCTGGTGGTGAAGTTTTGGGTTCTGGATCATTTGGTATTGTATATTCACACCCAAGTTGGCCCTATGTGCTCAAAGTGTTTAGTTGGGATGATCCATATCTAAAATTTGCGAGATACGCATACGACAACCCACATCCATCTTTTCCAAAATTTTATGGTAAACCACAACGTGTTGTCCCTAATTATACGAGATACAAAGATGAAGCGAAGCAATATCTGGCAAGAATTGAACGTTTGGAACCAAGTTCGGAAAATGTTTTGAATAAAATAAATGTGGAGCTTATGTTATACTTTCATCTAAGGGACAATCCAGAATTGATAAAAAATCGAGTAGATTTTATGAAATTGTCTAGTAAAGTCAAAGCATTACCTAAAGAAATTTATAATCTATTGGATGGATTATATTTGATACGTAGAGATCTTCCTACATTGAACCCTGATTTACATGAAGATAATGTGATGATGAGAGACGATGGTCAATATGTATGGATTGATCCTGTTTGGACTGGCGATGAAGCTAGCGAAAACCCACTGACCGCTGCTATGACATCCAAGGACTACGCTCCCGAAAACATGTTGCGTGGGGGAAGAACATCTTGACAAATTAATACGGTGTGTTAAAGTTAGCACATGAATAATTCGGATAATATAGCTATTTATACCGCTACTAAAGGAAATGATTTAAGTTTTCCGCTGACTAATAGCTTAAAAAGATTAAATCTGCAAAAATTTTTATACACAAAATTTGCTAATACGCAGTCTTTAGCCAAGGTTTATAATGAATTTTTAGATGATGCCCTAAAAAAAGACCTTGATTATGTCATTTTTACGCATGATGACGTATGGATTGAACATGATTTTAGGTTAAATTTACAAGAATCTTTCGATTCATTTGATGTTGTTGGTGTAGCGGGTTGTTCTAAAGCTCAAATTAAATCACCAGCACTATGGCATCTTATGGGTAATGGTAATTTACACGGTGCAGTGGCGCATAAATACGGTAATAGTAAAGCCATGACTAGTTTTGGTATTTACCCCCATAGAGTAGTTATGATTGATGGGGTGTTTATGGCTTTAAATAAGAAAGCCATTAAAACCGTAAGGTTTGATGAACAATGCCCATCAAAATGGCATTTCTATGATCTTTGTTTCAGTGCAAGATGTTTACAAAATAACTTGAAAATTGGTGTGAGTGATATTATCATAACTCATGAGTCCCATGGTTTGCGGAATTTCACAGATGACTGGAAGATGGGAGAACAATATTACATAGAAACATATAATTCTTAATGAGTGAAATAGATTTAGATTATTTTGAAAAGATTTTGGTCAAAAATGCCATGACAAATGGTAGTTATTTGGCATCTATTGCTGATCACGTTCGACCAAAATACTTCAACGATAAGTTTATCGCCAAATATTTCGAAATAGTATCGGATTTTTACGATAAAAGGCAAGCGTTGCCAACCTTTACAGAGATAAAGACCTATCTAATCTCAGATGAATTAAAAAATGGGTTTAAACAACTCATAGAATCGTTCAAAGAGCTAGATTCTACTCAAAATAACGACGAACTGTATGCAAATACCGAAAAATTCCTTAAAGAGAGAGGTATGTATCATTCAATATTGGAATCCGCTGAGAAAATCTCAGAAGGAGATGTAGATACATCAGAAATCGTCGAGAAATTTGAGAAAATTGCTGGTATAAACCTCAATGTAGACAAGGGTATTGAGATTTATGGTGATGTCGAGAAGGTTATTGACGACATTTTGAATGATGAGACCATGATATCATCCAAATGGTCGTGGTTAGATGACGCACTTGGAGGTGGTTTTGCTGAAGTAGGTAAAGCATTATATGTATTTGCAGGTCAATCTAATATAGGTAAGAGTATTTTCTTAGGTAATGTGGCTGCTAACATGGCATCACAGAACAAAAACGTATTAGTAATAACATTAGAGATGTCTGAAACTCTTTATGCTAAGAGAATAGCATCGAATATTACTAAAATACCGATGAAAGACTTCAGACATAACGTTCCGACACTGCGACATGCGTTGGAAGAAGAGCATGATAAAACAGGTGGTAGAATTTACATTAAAGAGTTTCCCCCATCTACCATCACACCCAAACAATTAGGTGCATTTATCAAAAAAATGAACGATTCTGGTATTAGAATCGATGGTGTCGTAGTCGATTACCTAACATTGTTAACTGCTGCTGGTTCTAATTCATATGAGAAGGGTAAAAATATCTGTGAACAGATCAGAGCGTTGTCCTATGTATTCAAATGTCCTTTTGTATCAGCTTGTCAGTTAAATCGTAGTTCTATTAACGAAAATAACCCTGATATGTCGGGTATTGCGGAGAGTCTTTCTATTGCGATGACCGCAGATGTTATCGTATCTATCTTTCAAAATGAAGAAGACCAAGAATTGGGGGTAATTCGTCTCGGTATGATGAAAAATCGATTCGGTCCGAGGGGTATGGTTCAAACTATGAGAATTGATTACCCGACACTCACTGTTCACCAATCGGATGAAGATGACGAAGAAATCATGTCTGATGATGAGTTGAGTCTACTAGAAAAATTTAGCGGTTAATAACATTTAAATATTGTAAGAATACCTGATTAAATAAAAACATGCCATACAATCGAAAAGGTAAATGTGTTTATAAAAAAAATACAGGTAAGAAAGTTGGATGCTCTAAAACTATTGGAAAAGCTAAAAAATATCTTACCGCTTTGCAGATCAATGCCTCGGAGGAAGAAGAACATTCCTTCAATGAAACATATAAGGAAATGATGGAATCTTTAAGGATTTTTGATAAGTATAAAGGTGAATAAAAAAGATCAGGATAACATTGGATTGATATATGAAAATATATTATTAGAGGCTAGTTTATCCAATAAAAATCTTTTTTATGGCTTAAAAAGCATGTTGGATGATGGGGACGATTTCACAATGTTGACAGATAGAAACATTGAAAAAGATGATCAACAAACTATGTCTTGTCAGTTTATATATAAAGGAACTAGACATATTAGAGTTTTCACGAGCGCGTTTTTTTCGACTAAAAACTATGATAATCCTTCTCATCTCACAGTTTCTATATTTGAGGTGACACCAGAAGGTAAAACCATATCTAAGTTAGATACTAATGCTTTCTATAACAAAGGGGCATATTTCGACATCTCACACGATCCGATAATATCTTCTGTCGAGAATTTTGTCAAATATGTCAAGTCGGTGTTGGACAGGTCTGATAGAGATCGTGGAAATGATGATGAAACGAGGCTTCCTAAATCACCAACCCCAACGAGTAAAAAATTAATATCGATTTGATACGGTATTAATTTTGTTTATTATATAAAAACTGATGGAATCTTTAAATACTTGACAACTAATCGATATATGCTATGATTCCCGCATGGAATCGCCTATTGACAAACTCATAAAAATTAATAATTATGATATGTCTAAAATTTTTGCGTGGGTAAATTCCGATCTGGATGGTATAGGTTCTACCATCTTATTGGGTAATTTATTTAAAAATTTTGAATATCGTCACTGTTTCTTTGGTAATTTCGAGGAGCAATATCTGCTATGGGCTAAGGATAATGCGGTAGATTACGATAAAATTTTCATCGTTGGTATGGTTTTGGATCAAAATCTTGTCAAAAAAATAGATGACCAGAGAGTAGTATTTGTATCCGACCGAAATGAACAATTTAAAACATGGGATTCTACCATTATTCATGATGAATGTTCATCTTGCACAAAATTATTATATAAAAAATTTAAAGAAAAGATTGAATTTACTAAAAATTTGAAAAAATTCTTTCTTTATGTTGATGATTACAATTCGTATGAATTGAAACACGAAGAAACCAAATATCTAAACGCATTTTATAGAAAATCTGGAGCTAATCGTTTTATTAATTTTGTAAATCGTTTCTGGAACGGTTTTGACGGGTTTAAAGAATCAGAAGTCAAACTTGCAGATGCATTCTTTAAAGAATTAGATAAAGAATTATCCGAAATCACCCTTTACAAGGGAGAATGGAGTGGTTATAATATCGTCTCCACCATATCAAAATTTTCGGTTAATGAATTAGCGCACTCTATTATGACCAATTACAATGGTGACGCTGTTATCATCATGAATCCAGATACTCAGTTTGTTTCATTCAGAAAATATAAAGGTTCTGGTATTGATATTGTTAAAATCGCAAATATGCTATGTGATGGTGGCGGTGGCGAATGGGCAGCAGGTGGCAAGATCACCAAGGAATTTTTAAAATTTAGCGAAACTTTGAAAGAAATTTAATTATGATTAATCCATCTGATTCTATAGTCGAGGAAGAAATAAATCACCTTTTTCTGTGTTTCTGCACATTTGTGAACAACTTGAAAGGTAAGAAATTATCAATTCAAAACGTATTTGTGACCACTTTGCAGGAAGAAAAATTAAAAACAATATTGAAAACCATTTTATCTCTTGATTCTGACCAAGAACTTGTTAAAGTGTTCTTGGAATACGATCCAACTATCGCAAAATCGAAGTATGTTACCAAATTCATCAACAATTTAAGTAAAGCGAATAAGAGTAGAAATGACAAAACTTCAACAAAGAATATATAATTCACATTTGGCAATTTCTCGTAAAAAAAGAAATAAACCATTTAGAATTAGAAAAGATTTTTCGTCATTAGAGACTCATACTATCGATAAATTGGCAGCACTAGAAAGATTTTTTCTAGGACACCCATCGGTAAACATTGATGAATATTTCACATCTCCTTATGAAATTTTTGAAGATGATGAATATTTTGATTTAGATTTTTACCTTACATCCAAAGCTAAAAAAGCTTATTCTCAATACATGAAAAAGTTAGAGATTAGCGATCCTGATACGGAAGCTAGTTTGAAACGCCTTATTGACGGATTAAAATTCGTCAAAACATTTTGCCAAGAAAAAAACTTGACTCTGGAAAAATATCATGTATATATAGAGAGTAATCTGCCTTGCGTCATCGAGCATTTAAAGAATCACAATATTAACATGTATTGTCTACATGCTTTAGGTATTACGAAGATCGATGTGGAGAATAGAGTTTTGGATTTTATTTTTTCTGATTTCTGGACAACTTTTCAGAAGACAAAAAATAAATTCTTCCTGAGTGGGAAGATGAAAGAACTCGCAAAACAAGCAATAACTAAAATACAACAACAACTAAAATAATGTCAACAAAAACAAAAGCAAAATTCGGCGGTGCAGCAATGTTCGAATCGATCAAAGCAGCATTGAATAAATCAAAAGATGGCGCTAGCGCACAATTCGGTAATATTCTGAAATGCCCAGATGGTCATACTTATACCCTGAGACTTGTTCCTAATGTGGAAAATCCTGAAAAGACATTTTTCCATCACTGGGTTCATGGTTGGAACAGCAAATCGTCTGGTTCTTACATGAGTCACATTGGTCTCCAAACTTTCGATGAAAGAGATCCTATCTCCGAACTTCGTTGGAAACTCTGGAAATCTTGGAGAGATGTTAATCCAAAAGCTGACTCCAAAGATTATGTTGCAGATATTACGCAGAAAGAAAACTGGTTCGTGAATGTTTACGTTATCGATGATCCATCGAATCCAAACAATAACGGAACTGTAAAAATTCTTCGTATGGGACCACAACTTAAAAAAATCGTGGATGAGGCTACGGAAGGTGATAGATCTGATGAACTCGGATGGGACATTTTCGATCTTTCCAAAGGTCATGATTTGAAAATCAAGGCTGAGAAGAAAGGTGTTTATACCACATTTGAATCGTCATTCTTCACTACGAAATCCAAGACTGTATTGGATGATGAAGAGATTGACAAGATCCACTCCAACATTCATGATTTGGAATCTGTTTACCCTGTGAAAACTTATGATGAACTTCAAGAGATTTTGAATGAACATTTTTTCATCGGTGCTGAAAAGGAAACACCAAAACCTCTTTCTAAAATCACTTCGAAAGCACCTGTTGCTAGCGATGATGAAGATGAGGATGATGATATTCCAATGTTTCATGAAACGAAGAAAACAAAAACTCAACCTGTAACCAAAGTTCAAAAAGTTCAAGAAGATGACGACGATGTTAATATCGACGACCTCCTTGATGAATTGGACAACTAATACATAACCAAGCCCCCCTCTGAAAAGAGGGGGGTATAACATATATATGAGCAATATCCCAGAAGAAATAGAAGCAATGGCATTTTTTATCGGTCAATCTAATCAGATTGATAATATGATGATAGAAAAACCATCAACCTTGGTAACATCTGCTGATACCCTTAAACAAGGTATGCATGAATATCTATCCCAACAACGTAGAATACAGACACCACCCCCTCAACCGCCGACATCACCCATAGCACCCCCACCTTCAAATTTGTATACTCCTACCAATCATGTAGTGCATACCGCAGCACCTGCTCCTATGCCTATTCAAGAATCTAATGATGACCAATTGGAATTTAATTTCGATCCGAAACTGGGGGAACAGGTGATCGACTTACTGAAAGAAATATCACTAAAACTTACAAAACAACTAAACATTTTAGAAAAAAAATATGAAAATAAATCTTCAAAAGACACCGTTACAGTCCTTCCTGTCGAGTCTGTCGATGATTCAAGATAAATGCGTCTTGATGTTGAAAGATGACGGTATACATGGTATTACATCTAGTAAAGATAATACCATGTATGCATATGCTAGTCTCGAAGGTGAGTATGAAGAGGGTCGATTGAATCTACCATCACTTGAAAAGTTATCCAAAGCTTTGTCGATGGTTAGAGAAGAAGATATTGCCATGACGTTAAAGGGGAATCATTTGGAATATAAAAACAATGAACTCAAATTTAAATACCACCTACATGAAGATGGTGTTATATCGATGCCTAATTTGTCTTTGAATAAAATCAGAAGTTTTTCCTTCGATATTGAATTCAAACTAGATATGGATTTCATGTCTAGTCTTTTGCAAAAATCCTCTATCACGAATACTAAAAAATTATATATCTATACTGAAGACGATAATTTAGTATGGAAGTTAGGAGATGACACGGTTCCGAACAGTGATTCGATCTGTGTTGTTGGCGAAGAGGTAAGTTTTGATCTCAAGCCTTTTATTATGAAAGTAGACGACTTGAAATTAATAACTAAAGTATCAAAATATAACAATATTTTTAAAATTAATTCCAAGATGGGCATCGGTGCTATCATTAGTAAAAATGACTATTTCGGTATTCAATACATTTTTTCATCTATTAGAAATTAATCATGGCTGCTATAAACGAAATTACAGGAAAGGC